AAAATCATGGAAAAGTTCCAACGAACTGGCATTCTCAACCACTACACGGCGAACGCGCCTCAATACATGGATATCGATCCGCTCGATTATCACCAGGCGATGAATATCATCGCAGACGCTAACTCAATGTTCGAAGAACTACCCGCAATCGCCCGTGCTAAATTCAACAATGACCCTGAAACGTTCCTAGAGTACGTTCAGGACCCTAAAAACAAAGATGAGCTACCTACCCTAGGGTTAGCTCTAAAACCTTCCCCTGTCCAAAATACGAGCTCTCAGGAGCCTAAGACAGAAAGCGCATCAGCGCCCACAACACCCAAAGATGACTAAATCATCAACCAATACAACTCAGAAAATAAATTACACTCTGTGTACCTGCGAACCCTGTAAAAACGTCTCGTTAATCCAGGGTGAGCTAGTGAGCAAAGCGAACATAACGCAGTAGGCGGGTCCATGCGTACGACAGCGGAGTAAGCTAGACCCGCCACTGCACTAACGAGACTACCGTCTCAAAAATATCAAAACCAACTTAAAAGGCCCCCATTGGGGGCCTTTTTTACTTTTGGGGGGCATCGCACAGTTCCTATACTTGATGTAACTGTGCCTGCTGACACCAGTCAGCAAAAAAACATCAAAAAAGCGTGTTGATTTAAATCAACAACCGCCTACAATAAAAAACACATCACCGCTAGGTGACAAAAAATCCTTCAACTACACTTCGGGAATGAAAAATGAAACGAAGATCAATCAACAAACGAGCATCTCGGAAGAACTTCCAGAAAGGGACCCGAGTGCACAAGAAAAACCTTCGCCAGGCGCCCTTGCGTGGGGGCGGCCGACTATAGCGCCCTACACGTGGGACCTCTTTGGAGACTCCCATTTACAAATTGACCTGTTTCAGGGATGAAACATGGCATGTTTCAAACCCTTAAAAGCCTGGCGAACTACAGAAAACACTTCCAACGGCAAGAAAAAGATTGCTTTCAAGCAATCCCCGCAAACGACAACACCCCTGACCCTTCCGTGCGGTCAGTGTATCGGTTGCAAATTGGACCGATCCCTATCGTGGGCTATACGCTGCGTACACGAAGCAGAAATGCATACTCAGAATTCTTTTATCACTCTGACGTATTCGCCAGAACACCTACCATCGGACTCATCACTTATAAAATGGCATTTCCAGGACTTCATGAAACGCCTACGGAAACGCTACTCCAATACGAAAATCAAGTACTATATGTGCGGGGAATATGGGGAGAACTTCTCACGCCCGCACTATCATGCTTGCCTATTCGGGATAGACTTCCCCGACAAGGACCCGATCCGCGAGTCCGAGGGAAATATTCTATACAACTCACCGACCCTTGACGAGATTTGGGGTAAAGGCTACACCAGTATAGGAGACGTTACATTCGAAACTGCTGCCTACACCGCCCGCTACATCACTAAGAAAATAACCGGAGTAAACGCTTATGAGCACTACCAAAAAACCTGTGAGCATACGGGAAACCTTATATCACTTGAGCCGGAATATACTCATATGTCAACTAGACCAGCTATTGGAAAAGACTGGCTTCGAAAATACGAAAATGACTTATACCCCAGCGACTTCGCAATTCACCGCAACCGCAAAATCAAAATCCCGCGTTATTACGATAAAATTATGGAACTCGAACGAGAAGATTTCGAAACCATCAAATCAAGAAGAAAACAATCCCAACGAAAGTTTCTTCATGACAACACCCCGGATCGACTAAAGACCCGGGAAACCATAAAACTGCTTAAATTCAAGCAATTCACCAGGAGCTATGAAAACCATGATACATAAAATATACGCAGTATTCGATTCAAAAGGCGAAGCCTATACGCCACCATTCTTCGATCATGCCGAGGGCCGCGCCCTTCGCACCTTCGCAGACTGCTGCAATGATCCTACCCATCAATTCGGAAAACACCCCGAAGACTATACCCTATTTCACCTTGGACAATACGACGACAATACCGCTACAATAACGCAAGATAAAATAACGTCCGTTGCAAACGGTCTAACAATACTTGAGGCTAAATAATGCAAACTGTATCCCAACACGACTTCGCGAGAGTCCCACCACCGTCAATATCCCGATCGTCTTTCGATCGGTCAAACGGTTTCAAAACCACCTTCGATGGTGGACAGCTATTCCCAATCTTCTACGACGAAGCACTACCAGGGGATACCTTCAAGCTCAACGCCTCATTCTTCGCTCGCCTCAACACTCCCATTGTCCCAATTATGGACAATCTGCACTTCGAGACATTCTTCTTCGAAGTACCCGTCCGCCAAGTTTGGCAAAACTGGCAAAAATTCAACGGCGAGCAAGACAACCCCGATGATTCAACCGATTACCTGATCCCACAAGTCCCGGCCCCTGCTGGTGGCTGGACCGTAGGATCCTTAGCCGATTACTTCGGCTTACCGCTAGGGGTTGAATACTCGGTATCAGCCTTACCGTTCAGGGCCTACAACCATATCTACAACACCTGGTTCCGAGACCAGAACCTTCAAACTCGCATCGGTACCTATACAGGTGACGGACCAGATCCCGATTCTTCATACTTCACGCGACCACGCGGAAAAAGACACGATTACTTCACGTCCGCCTTACCCTGGCCTCAAAAATCAGACTCCGGCTCTGTATCCATTCCTCTGGGAACACAAGCACCTATCCTCAGAACAACCTCAGCCGGTGCCTGGACTGCCTACGATGCTGGAGTCAATACATTACCAGCCGCAAACGAAAGCGCGGGTATTACTACCGCCGGCTCCGGCGAGTTCGGTAGAGAAAACACTGGCGAAGCCTGGTCTTTAGACCCCAATGGAGGCATTTATGCCGACCTCACCGATGCGACAGCAGCGACCATCAATCAACTACGTCAATCAATCGCCGTTCAAAGGCTATTCGAAAAAGACGCACGCGGTGGAACCCGCTACATCGAAGTAATCAAAAGTCACTTCGGAGTGACATCACCAGACCTACGCCTTCAACGACCAGGCTATCTCGGCGGCGGTTCAACACCGATCAATATCTCACCCGTCGCGCAAACCACGCCGTCAACCGAGGAAACCTCCACACCACAGGCTAACTTAGCCGCTATCGGAACACTCTCTGCTTCCGGTCATGGCTTCACTAAATCCTTCACGGAACACACCATCATCATCGGCCTCGCTTGCGTCAGGGCCGACTTAACCTATCAGCGTGGTATCGAGCGCTCTTGGTCTCGTCAGACCCGCTTCGACTTCTATTGGCCCGAGCTCGCCACAATCGGCGAACAGGAAATCCTCAATAAAGAGATCTTCGCTCAGGGAACAACTGCCGATGACGACGTATTCGGCTATCAGGAGCGATTCGCAGAATATCGCTACAAACCGTCGCTAATTACCGGAAAGTTCCGGTCTACTGACGCGCAATCACTCGATTTCTGGCATTTATCACAGGACTTCGCGACTCTACCTACATTGGGAGCGACGTTCATATCAGATAATCCGCCAATCGATCGAGTTGTCGCGACACCCGACGAACCACAATTCAAACTCGACGCCTATTTCAATCTGAAATGTGCTCGACCCATGCCGATGTACGGCATACCCGGACTGGACAAGCTCTAATGGGCTTACTATCCGGAATAACGGATGCGGTTAAAAGTGTCGTCTCCCCCGCAGGGGGAGGCGGCCTCGGCGGACTAGTGTCCGCCTTTGACCCCGTATCCGGTCTAATCTCCGGGGCTGCCTCAGCCTACGGAGCCTATCAACAACAGGAAGCTTCAAAGGACTATGCGTCCGATCAAATGAAGTTCCAAAAAAAAATGAGCAACACAGCACACCAACGCGAGGTCGCAGACCTCAAAAAAGCTGGACTCAATCCTATCCTATCCGCAAATAAAGGGGCTAGCTCGCCTGGCGGAGCCATGGGAGTACCCCAAAACGTTGCTCAATCAGCAATAAACTCCGCAGTTGCGTTAAAGCAAATGCAATCAAATATTAATCTACAAGATGCACAAACTGCCAAAGTTGCTGCCGAAACCAATCCAATTAATTACTACCTCGAGATGTGGAAATCCCTACCGCCCGGCATGAAAAATTCGCCGGCTGGCAAAATGCTCCTAGACCTTCTCGGGACTAATGTAAAAGAATTGGATTCACTTCTTCTAGATAAATCAAAGCAAACTTCTACTGGTAAAACTTCATCCGGAAACCGATCAACCGGTGGGAAATACATCACTAAATCCGGACGCGTCCGAAATTTCCCACAAGACAACTGGTTCTGGGATGAAAAACGCTAATCACATCAAAAAGGTAACGAAATGACTAAATCATGTAATACACCAAAAAAACGCCCCCATTCAATCTCAGACTGGGGCGAAGGAATGACTAAACAATCCTTCAAAGACGAATGCAATATCAATAAAATCATGGAAAAGTTCCAACGAACTGGCATTCTCAACCACTACACGGCGAACGCGCCTCAATACATGGAT